AAAGGGGCTTTGGCGATGGCCGCAGCCCGCCGAATCGACTTGTCAACCTCGTTGATGGGGTATTCGACGCTGCTGAAGCAGGCCCGGGAGTTGTTGGATGCGGCGCTTGAGGGTGCGCAGGCTGTGAACGATCCTGTGGATGAGCTGCAGGCGAGGCGTGACCGCACCCGGGCTGGTTAGACCGGCATATAGGTCGGTTCCGCCGTCGGCGAAGACGTTGGGCCCGATTGTTGCTGATTTGGCGGCGGATGTGGCGGGGTTTGCGCCGGATCCGGAGCAGCGGATGGCGTTGGATGTCATGTTCGCCACGAAATCGGATAATCGGGCGGCCGCGTTCGAGGTCGCGGTGATCTGCTCGAGGCAGAACCTGAAAACCGCTCTGTTTCAGCAGGCGACGCTGGGTTGGTTGTTTGTGACGGATCAGCGGCTGATTGTGTGGTCCGCGCATGAGTTCCGCACCGCGCAGGAGGCGTTTCGGGACCTGGCGGGGCTGGTTGACGGTTCGAAGTGGTTGCGGCAGCGGTTGAAACGCATCTATGCCGGTGCGGGTGATGAGGCGATCGAGCTCGCGTCGGGGCAGCGGGTTATTTTCAAGGCCCGCACCTCCGGCGGTGGTCGTGGTCTGACCGGTGACAAAATCGTGTTGGATGAGGCGTTCGCGTTGCAACCCGCCCATATGGGTGCGCTTCTTCCGACGTTGAGTGCTGTTCCGGATCCGCAGGTGGTTTACGGATCATCAGCGGGGTTGGCGCAGTCGGAGATTCTGCGGTCTATTCGGGATCGGGGCCGACCGGGTGGGGATCCGTCGTTGGCGTATTTGGAGTGGTGCGACGACTTACCCGGATCGTGTGCTTCGCCCAGCTGTAGCCATGAGTTGACGGCGTCTGGGTGCGCTTTGGATGATCGGGACCGGTGGGCGCGCTCAAACCCAGCTCTCGGCCGGCGGATCAGCGTCGACTATGTCGCAGCAGAACGGCGCGCTCTGCCGCCGGCCGAGTTCGCCCGTGAACGGCTCGGCTGGTGGGACGACCCGGCCGCGGCGCAGATCGTTATCCCCGCCCGCGTTTGGAACGCTCGTGCCGGGGCTGAGGGCCGCCCAGACGCCCCCGTCGTGTTCGCCCTCTCAGCAGCGTGGCCGGACGCCGAAATGGGCTCCATAGCTGTCGTCGGTCGCCGCAGCGGTGAGGTGTACGCGCAGCTGGTTGAGTACCGGCCCGGGACGTCGTGGATGCCGGCGCGGATGCGTGAACTGCAGGACGAACATCATCCGGCGGCGACCATGCTCGACGATAAGGACCCGGCCGCGTGCGAGAAGGCCGCGCTCCTGGATGCCGGGGTGAAGCTGACACCGGTCACGTCGGTGCAGGCCGGGCAAGCGTTCGGAATGATGATCTCCGCAGTGATGGGCGACGCCCCATATCTGCGGCATTACGGGCAGCCTGAGGTTGCTGCGGCGGTAGCTGGTGCAACGAAACGACCGCTCGGGGATGCGCACGTGTGGGCGCGGAAAGGCCCGGTCGATATCAGCCCGGTGGTTGCGTTCACCGACGCCCTGTACGGGTTGGCGACCCGCACAGCGCTGACACCGTTCGTGCTACTCGGCTAGAAGCGCCGAAGGGCCCGCTACCCAGACGCGACTCCGGGGCGCTGCCCTTCAGTTATCCCTACTCTGCCGCTGAGCTACCTCCGCTTGGAGAGCTGGACTCGAACCAGCGCACGGGACTCAACGACCCAACCTACAGCTAGGAGTGTTTGTGTGACGTCAGTTCTTGACCGTGTCCCGGTCAGCCGAATCACCACCCAAGCGAAACAGGTCCACGCCGGCCGCACCGCGTTGACCCTCATCGCTGGGCTGTTTTTCGTGCTCGGCTGGGTCACGTTCAAGACGTTCGCGGTGCTGTGGCTGGCGGTCGTGTGGTGCGCGGTGGCTACGCGTGAGGGTTGGCGTGAAGCGAAGCGTTCGAAGGTGACCCGTGGGTCTGCTCGAGCGGGTTAGTTCCCAGGTCGCCCGCAGCCCGGTCGCCGCACGACCCCTCAACCTGTCCCTGGACGAGTACGCGTCCTGGTTCTCCTATGGGGGCGCGAACTATCCGCTGCTGCAAACCACGTACAGCGGTATTGATCAGGAACGGATCGCGTGGACCGCCGACGCCGCGGCGAAACGTTCCGGACCCGTGTTCGCCCTGGTGTTGGCGCGGATGCAGGTGTTTTCGCAGATCCGGTTCCAATGGACCCGGTTCACCGGCGCGCAACCCGGCGACTTGTACGGCACCGCCGATTTGAAGGTACTTGAGCGGCCGTGGCCCGGTGGGGTCACCGCCGACCTGTTGGCCCGCATGGAATGGGACGCCTCAGCCGCCGGACAAGCCTATATTCGGCGGAACGCCAACACCCTCCACCGCCTCTACCCAGCCTGGGTGACCATCGCCATGGGCTCCCAAGAGGACGCCGAATCGCCGTGGACCGCCCCGGACACCACTGTCGCCGGCTATTTGTGGAACCCGCCCAGCGGTAAAGCCCGCTTCTTCACCCCCAAACAAATCTGCCACTACGCGCCGATCCCTGATCCTGACCGGCATTTCCTCGGGCAATCGTGGATCACCCCCGTCCTGCGTGAACTGCAAGGCGATCAAGCCTCGACGGAGCACAAATACCGGTTCTTTGAGAACGCAGCCACCCCGAATTTGGCGATCAAGTTCGACCCGGCCATCGGCATCGACATGGTCCGCCAATTCAAAGAACTCTTGGAAACCGAATACCGGGGCGTCGCCAACGCTTATAAGACGATGTTCCTCGGGGGTGGCGCGGACCCGGTAACCATCGGATCCAGCTTCAAAGACATGGACTACGCGGTAGTGCAAGGCCGCGCCGAGTCCCGCCTGGCTGCCGCAGCTGGTGTTCCCCCGTCGTGGGTGGGGTTCGCTGAGGGCCTAGAAGGCTCCGCGTTGAACGCCGGGAACTTCGGCGCGGCTAGGCGCAGGTTCTCCGACGGAACGATGGCCCACCTCTGGGGGAACGTCTCGTCGTCGTTGCAGCAGATCATGCAAACCCCACCCGGCGCGTCGCTTTGGTATGACGACCGGATCCCGTTCATGCGGGAAGACGCCTCCGACATCGCCGCGATCCAAACCGCGGAAGCCGCGACGATCGCCGCGCTGATCCGTGAGGGCTTCGAACCGAACTCGGTCGTTAAGGCTGTGAAAAACAACGACTGGACGCTGTTGAAGCATTCGGGGCTGGTTTCGGTGCAGCTGCAACCACCCGGCGCAGGTAAGGCACCTGATTCATCTAACGGTTTTCCGGCTCTGGCCCCGGCCGGGGCGAACGGCAACGGGAACGGAAACGGGGCACGTACATGACGGCACGGCGTGAGCGTGACGGCAAAGGCTGGTACCGGATCAGCAACTCGGTCGACGGGCCGGCGCAGATCCTGCTCTACGACCTGATCGGCTACTTCGGGATCTCCGCGCAAGACTTCCTCCACGACCTGGGGGCGGTGAACGGACCTGTCGAGGTGCACATCAACTCGCCGGGCGGTGATGTGTTCGACGCGTTCGCGATCTACACAGCTTTGGTGTCCCGCCCGGGTGTGACCACCGTCGTGGATTCGCTAGCTGCGTCGTCGGCGTCGGTGATCGCGATGGCCGGTGAACAACGGTTGATGGCGAAAACGTCGCAGCTGATGATTCACAGCGCGTGGGCTGGGGTGGATGGTGACGCTGCGGACATGCGGCAGTTAGCCGACCGTCTCGACACTGTCTCGGGGCAGATCGCCGGGGTGTACGCGGACACCGCCGGTGGGCAACCCGACTACTGGCGGGGGCTGATGTCCGCTGAGACGTGGTTCACCCCGCAGCAAGCATTGGAGGCCGGTTTGATCACCGGTATCACCGGCACAGCGCGAGAACCCGCGCCGGCTGCGGTAGCCGCCCAAGCCCCCCACCAACGTGGGGGGCTTCTTAACGCCAACACGTCGATCCAGCCGATCGGTTGGGATCCGGACGGCGACGGCGACGACGACTCCGCCCCGCAAACCGACACCGACCATTCCCATTGGGATGCGGACGGGAACCAAATCAAATCGGTGCCGGGACGGCCGGTACCGGGGCAGCCACCGGCTGAGCAACCAACACCGAACAACGCGGCGCCTGCGCCCGCAACCAACGGAAAGGGAAACCCCATGTCAGATGATCTGGGCGCGCACACCATCGAAAGTCGCCGCGCCCGTATCCCCGAGATCACCACCGAACTCAACGATTTGGCCGGTCGGTACCCGGCGGCGGTGTTCCCGCCCGATATTCAGGCGAAATGGGACGGCCTCGTCAAGGAACGGTCGGAGCATCAGCAAGCGTTGGACGCGGTCGAGCAGCGCAACGCCATTTTGGCGCAGCAGTACCTCGCCGCCCCCAACACCCATGACGTGTCCCTCGCGCCTGTAGTCAACAACGGGCCGCGGCAGACCCCCGGCGCCCCCGCCGTCCACATGCATGGCGATATCTACAACTTGGCTGCGATCCGGCAGCGGGCATCCTCGATGGAGGAACTCCCCGGCCTGTACCGCGACGGCGCGATGCGGGTCATCGAGGACCACAAGTTCCCGGGCGCCAGCAAACTGGGCGCCAGCCGGGAAACGATTCAAGCCAATATCGAGAAGCTGCTATACGTCACCGACGACACCACCGGTGTGGTTGCTCGCCGCATCATCGCCACCGGCTCACCCGAATACCTGCGCGCCTACACGAACGCGCTCAAGACTGGGCGGGTACCGGCCGGGCGTGAAGGCGAAATCCTGAACGCTATCGGTGACGGCACCCAAGGTGGTGGCCTCGCTGTGCCGTTCCAGTTGGACCCGACCGTCAACTTGGTCACGAACGGGGCGATCAACCCGATCCGTTCAATCTCCCGCGTCGAGCAGATCACCGGGAAAGAACTCGATCTGGTCACCACCACCGGTGTCACCGTAACCCGCAAGGCGGAGTTCGCGCCTGAGACAGACCTGTCCCCGACCCTGCTGCAGCCCACCATTCAGCCCAAACGGGTGTCGGCGTGGATCCCGTTCTCCGTCGAATTGGAAGGCGACTGGTCGGGGCTGCAGGCCAACATGATGGCGTTGCTGGCCGACGCGAAAGACGTGGAAGAGTCGAACAGCTTCACGCTGGGTGCGGGTACCGGTGTGACCGCTGGCGGTGTCGTCACACTGCAGTCCGGTGGTTCCCTCATCACCGGCACCGGCGGTGTCGCCACCCTCTCCTTCAAGGACCCGGAAACCCTTGAGTCGGCGATGGCGCCCCGGTTCCGCACCAAAGCCTGCTACATGGCATCCAAAACCACCTACAACAAGTACCGGAACCTGTTCGCCGCGCAGGCCGGGTTCTCCACCGACCCGTGGAACCGGCCCACCCTGGGTCAGCCCCGCGAACTGTGGGGATACCCCGCCTACGAGAACAGCGACATGGTTGGTACGCAGGCCACCGGCGATAAGCCGCTGATCATGGGTGACTTCGCCGACGGCTTCCTAATCGTCGACCGCGTCGGAATGAACGTTGAACTCGTGCCCACCGTATTCGGTGCCGCGCAAGGTAACTTCCCGACCGGTACCCGCGGCTACTTCGCGTGGTGGCGGAACAACTCGACCGTGCTGATCCTCAACGCGTTCCGGCTCTTGGTCGTCGGCTAATCCACATACGGAGCGGGGGCCGAACCCCTCCCCGGCCCCCGTTTCACCCAAGAAAGGTAGGCCGATGGCCGCTGATGACCTTCTGATCGCTGTCGAATCGGTGCTCACCACCGTCGACGGTGAAAACGTCTATATCACTGCGGGGCAGATCGCTGAGGCCGGTGCGGCGATCGTCAAGGGCCGTGAGCATCTGTTCGAACCGATCACCGTCGACTACAAGGCGGAAACCGCTTCGCAGAAGAAGGCGCACGCGGCCGCCGACAAGGCCGCCGACAAGGGGTGACTTATGGCCTCCTTCACTGTTAACCGGGCTAAACACGCCACGTTGGGTGTCGCCACGGTTGATACGGTCACGTTCCCGGTGTTCGGGACGTTGCCGTTCAACCAGCTGTATTTGACGAACCGTGACCCGACCACGCCGATCTTCTTCACCACGGACGGCACAACGCCGACGGTGAACGGGGACGATTGCTACTGCGCCATGCCCGGCGCGACTCTTGCGTTGGCGTTCGTCGGCGGCGGTGCGGTGAAACTGATCGCCGCCGCCGCATCGGCGTACACCGTACAAGCGAGATGAACCTCAGAAAAGGGATTGTCTCGCGTGAAATCCTCCTGCCCAAGGGAGAGTTCCCCCAAGGCTGGACGACATTTGATCTCCGTGTCGAACTTCATCGACTATCCCTCATGCCTGCAGAGCAACGCATCGAAGCCGAGTCCTTCCGTCTGTGGCAACTTACGGATTTGTTCGAACGGCGACAGCAAAACCCCGAATTATTCATTGGATCCTAGGTGGGAGGGCTGAATGGCGATCGTCACGCTCGCCGAAGCCCGGAAACAACTCAACTACGCCGACGACGACATCTCCGATGACGACGAAATCCAAGCCTACGTCGACTCCATCACCGCCGTCGTCGAGGACTACAAAGGCGAAACCATCGAACCAGCGACCGTCGTCGACGAGCTTGAAATTTGGCCGGCCTACTGGTGGCAGTTCAACAAGTTCCGGCTCTGGTCACCACCGGTTATCTCTCTCACCTCAATCGTGTCGTGGGATGGGGCAACGACCTGGAACGTGGCCGATATGCGGGTCGCGAACTCCACATCCGGTTTAGTGCGGATCATGCGCGGGCAACCCGTGTCAGGTCTCGTGGTTGTCACCTACCAAGCCGGATACAGCGTCATCCCAGCCCGGTATAAGCGGGGCGCCCTGGTGATCCTGCAACACATATGGGACACGCAACGCGGCGTCGGGCTTGGTGCTGGCGGTGTTATCGGCCCCGAAGAACTCCACGAACGCGGACTAGGTGGCGCCGGGGCC